TGGCTCAGTACTCGGAAGCCAATAGCACAATTGAATCGTTTGTTGATACTGTTGTTGCTATGCGGGTTAATGGAACGACGGCAAGCTGGTTTCGCTTCGGTAAGAAATCATCTACGGATACCACTGTAGGCACAGCTTCAACTGGCGCAACGGCCATCTTTGGGGCTGGTGGTCCGTATTCTGGGGCCGCAAATATCTGGAATGACCGCGCCTATCTGACACTGGCTTTTAACAAGCCACTTTCAGACGCAGATATTTTCGCGCTGTGCAAAGACGTTAATTCGCCTTGGCAGGTATTTGCACCGATACAGAGGCAGATATTTGCCGCTGTGGCAGGCGGGGCAGGATCGCAAACCCTGACCCCAACGCTCTACGGCAACACCCACACGTTCTACGGCCCAACACTGATACCCGGGGCGGCCACGCTCACCCCAAGCCTGTACAGCAACACGCAGACGTTTTACGCGCCCGCGTTAGCGGCTGGTGCGGTAGCGATCAGCCCAAGCCTTTACAGTAACAGCCCGACATTCTATGCGCCCACGGTCAGCATTGCCGGCGGACCACAGCAACTAACCGCCAGCCGCTTTGATAATACCCCGGTTTTCTACGCGCCAACCCTGGCCCCTGGCGCAGTAACGGTCACCACCAGCCTCTACAACAACAGCCAGACCTTCTACAGCCTGACGCTGACCGCAAGTAAAACGCTCTCCGCCGCGCTCTTTACCAACGCGCCAACGTTCTACGCGCCCATCGTCAGCCTCGGTTCCGGCCCGCAGGTCATCAGCCCGCCGCTGCTGGTCAACGCCCAAAGCTATTTCACGCAGATCGTTACTCCGGGTCAGGTATCGCTATTCCCGGCACTGCTGACCAATAGCCAGAGCTTCTATGCCGCCACGGTATCGGATGGCTCGACCGGCCTCCCTGACGCCGCTGCCCGCTACACCGTTACCGCCCAACCCCGTCGCCTGGCCACCTCCGCCGGCGCGCGATCCTATCAGGTAATAAAATGACCCTCCCGATTAAAGACCCCGACGAAATCATCACCGTCGAATTCGACTTCGCGGCCCTGGCTGCCAGCGTTTCCGCGCCGGTCATCACCGTCGCCGCCAGCTACGGTAAGGACGACCCGAGCGCCAGCGCCATGCTCTCCGGCGCGCCATCAGTCACCGGCGCCGAAGTGCGACAAAAGATCATTGGCGGCCAGCCCGGCACCACCTACACCCTGCGCTGCGTCGCCGATGCCGCCGACGGCTCGCGCTACGTGCTGACCGCCGCGCTGCCGGTCGAAATATTCACCCCGTAAAACTCCCAGCCATCTAGCCCGCGCAACCCGCTCCGGCGGGTTTTTCATTTTCCGCCGCCGCGAACTCCCGTGCCTTAAACGTTTCGCGCTAACCCCGTAAAAAGACGCTCATGGAGAACCATCTATGAGCCTCACGCGCCAGACCAGCTTTACTCGCACCCAGCCGGCCGCCGGCTGCGCGGAAGAAACCGGCAGCGACATCACCGTCGACATGGCTTTTGCCACCGACACGCCCTATGAGCGCTGGTGGGGCATAGAAATTCTCGATTGTCGCCCTGAATCGGTCCGCCTTGGCCGCCTCAATGACGGCGGCCCGCTGCTTTACAACCACCTATGGGACGAGCTGCGCGGCCATCACGTACCCGGCTCCGTCATCGCCGACGGCCATTCCGTGCGCGGCTCGGTCGTCATCGCCTGGGCGGCCGACGAAGGCAAGACCATCGCCATGGTCAATGGTCTTCACCTGAAAAAATCCTCGGTCGGCTACGAAATTCACTCGGTGATCGAACAGACCACCGGCAAAGACGGCAGAGCCGTCGAAAGAACCCTGGACGGTCGGCAATTTGGCCGGGTCGTTGAGCGCTGTCAGCGCGATGCGCCCGGTGATCTCGCCGCCTTCCGCCGCGCCCTGGATAGCGCAGCGGGACCGTTCGAGCGCGCTGCGGACACCCCGGCCACCTATCGCGTCATCGATTGGGAGCCGCTTGAAAACTCGCTTTGCACCATTGAGGCCGATGTCAATTGCGGCATTGGGCGTCAGGCCGAAAGCGATGCCGCAACAGCACCCCCCGCAGCACCTCCGCCCATCATTTTTAAGGAAACCAAAATGGAAAACCCGACCCCGGTCGACGTTGCCGCCCTGGAGCGCGATTTCGCCTCAAAGGCCCAGCAGCGTATTGAAAACATCGCCAAAATCGGCGACCAGTTCGCCGATTTCGAAGGCGCCAAAGAGATGGCCAACGCCGCCATCCGCTCTGGTAAATCAGTCGAAGATTTCACCGCCGAAATTCATGGCCTGATCGCCAAGCGCGGCAACCAGTGGAAGCCGGAAATTGGCCTGACCACCAAAGAAGCGCAAGCCTTCAGCATCCGCAAGGCCGTGCAAGCCATGGTCACCGGCGACTGGGCCGACGCCGGCTTCGAGCGCGAAGCCTCCAAGGCCGTCGCCTCCAAGATTGCCAGCCTCGGTGTGGAACGCTCCGGCTCCGGCAAAGGGTTTTTCATTCCGCTTGAAGTCCAAAAGCGCGACATGCTGGTCGCCACGGCGGCCAACGGCGGCAACATGGTCGCCACCACGCTGCGCCCGCAAGACTTTATCGAAATGCTGCGCGCCCGCATGTTGAGCGCTGAGATCGGCGTGCGCACCCTGTCCGGCCTGGTTGGCAATGCCGACATCACCAAACACACGGGCGCCGCTACCGGCTACTGGTTGTCCTCGGAATCCACCGCGATCACCGAATCGCAACAGACCATCGGCCTCTTGCAACTTCGCCCAAAAAACCTTGGTGCCTACACCGAAGTCACCCGCCAGTTGCTTCTGCAATCCACCCCGGATGCCGACAGCTTCATCATGGACGACCTCGCCAAATCCCTGGCCCGCTCGGTCGACGCCGCCGTCTTCGCCGGCTCCGGAGCCTCTGGTCAGCCGACCGGCATTATCGGCACCGCGGGTGTCGGCGCAGTCTCCGGCACCTCGCTGGGCCTCGCTGGCCTGATTGAATGCCAGACCGACGTTGCCGCCGCCAATGCCTTGCACGCCGGTTGCCGTTACGTCGCCACGCCGACCGTTGCCGGTCTGCTCACTCAACGCGCCCGCATCGCCTCGACGGACTCGGTGACGCTGTGGAAAGGCAACATCAACGACGGAACGGTAGAAGGCTACCAGGCCCACACCTCAAACAACCTCCCGGCAGCAACGGCGATTTTCGGCGACTTCAGCCAAGCCATCCTGGCCGAATGGGGCGTTTTAGAAGTCGACGTAAATCCTTTTGCCAACTTTGCCGCTGGCATCACCGGCATCCGCGCCTTCTACACCTGCGACGTCGGTGTTCGCGTCCCCGGCGCCTTCACCGTCGTCGGCACCATCACCTAAGCGGAGCGCCGTCCGGGCAACCGGGCGGCATCAAACCATGGTCGAAATCAAAATCCTCAAGGCAATGATGTACCAGAGCAAAGTCGTCGCCCCTGGCGAAGTCATTGCCCTGGGCAAGGCCGACGCCGCCTACTGCGTCTCGATTGGCCGCGCCGAATTCATCGAAGCCGCCAAGCCGAAAAAAGTCGCCAAAGCCAAGGACGCAACCGAGTGAACTTCGCCGAAGCCGCCTTCTTTGCCGACTTCGGGGCGGACGCCACTCTGAACGGTGCGCCAGTGCGTGTCGATGACATTAGCGAGTCAGCCGAGGCCATCGGCTTCGTCGCCGGATACCGCCGGCTTTTCCTCGCTCCCACCGCTGCCGCTGCCGCACCAGGGCAAACGCTGGTCGTTGGGGCTGTCGTTTACACCGTGGCGGAAGTCGCCAGCGATGGCACCGGGATTGATCGCCTGACGCTGGAAAAAACATGAGCCACGTCCGCACCCAATTGCGCACCGCCCTGGTCGCCGCTTTAACCGGCCTGGCAACGACTGGCAACCGGGTGCACGCCTCGCGCATGCGCCCGCAAAGCGACGCCAATCTGCCCTGTCTGCTGGTCACCACCAATGACGAGCAAATCGACAGCACGGTCGACGCCATTTTGCTGCGCGATTTATCCGTGTCTATCCGCGGCTTTGCCATGGCCAGCGCCGCGCTCGACGACACGCTAGATCAGATCGCCCTCGAAGTCGAAAGCGTGATGGCCAGCAACCCCCGCGCCATTTTTGAGCGGGTCGAAATCGACTACGACGACGAGCTCGAAAAGCCGGTCGGCGCTATCACCTTGACCTATCGCATCCAGTACTACACCACTGCTGCCGACCCGGCAGTCATGATCTAAGGAGCAACAAATGGGAATCAAAACCAATGCCGGGCTGAAGCTCTACATGGAATCAGCCATCGCCGCCCCAACGACGATCACCGCCGTCACCAAGGCCGCGCCCGGCGTCTTCAGCGCCACCGGTCACACCTTTGCCAATGGCGATACGATTCTGCTTGAAGTGCAGGGCATGGTCGAAGTCCACGGCCTGCTCGCTTCGGTGGTGGGCGTCGTCGGCGGCACCAGCTTCCAGATCGCCGGCGCCGATGGCGTTACCGGTCTCGACACCACGCTATTTTCGACCTTCTCCAGCGGAACCGCGAAGAAAGTCACCCTCGGCACCAGTGTCGTTGGCGTCCAGGACTTCACCTTTGCCGGTGGCGAAATCAAGACCGCCGACAGCACCACTGTCAATGACCTGGTCGATACCCAGATCGTCGTCGGCGCTACTGCCCAGTCTGCCGATATGGTCATGCAATGGGATCCGGCCGCTCCGGCTCAGGTGGCCATGCTTAATGCCTTTAAAACTCGCGCCAACAAAGGCTTCAAGGTCGTCTGGCCGGATGGTGCCAACGTCAAGTTTTACGGCACCGTCGGCTACACCGGCGCACCGGGCGGCGGCAAGCAGGGCATCACCACCTCGCCGGCCAAGATCACCATGCTCGGCGGCCTAAACGTTCAAGCCGCCTAAGCCATGAAAAAACTGGATCTGGCGCGCTTCCAGAAGAGCCGCGAATCGAGCATCGAAAGCGGCCCTTTCAAATTCACCATTCGCCGCCCCAGCCCCTTGGATGTGGCGCGCATCGGCGCCGAAGGCAGCGGCATCAATTTCGACTTCGCCTGCCGC